ATTCAAAAATAGATACTAAAGAAGCTGCAGCTTTAGACCTAATGCAAACATTAATAATAGACATCTTATTCTATGTTAATAATCTTCAAACACATATAGCTAATTGTAAAGTTCAAAACAGTAAACTTAGAGAATTAAGAAATGAAGGTCTATTAAAAATTAATGACCTGCAGGAACAAATTGAAAGTTTTAATGAAAACCTTTTGTAGTTTGGTATATATTATATATATTTGAAGTATATTAATACTAAAACAAACAAATTATGAATTATGAATTAAAAAATCCACGTAAATACTATATGTGGTCAATTAAATCTGGCTGTAAATGTAGAAGAATAATGTTTACAATAAATTTAAATCCTAAACCTATAGATTTTTACCACCAAATAGGTCAATTTATTGAATCTCCAATAAAAGAAATGAAATTAATAGGTTATAAATTAGTCAAAGACCATTATGGTAATGATACAGAAGAAATATTTGAAAACACTATTACATATATGCTTCAAAAAAACACTGATAATCATAATAAAAAATTCAATCAATAATAACAATGGGAGGGTAAAACCTCCCTTTTTAAACAAAACAAAATGACAGACATAGATATTATTAAAAAAAACATTAAAGCTCTTAAAAAGCATTACAAAGAATGTAGCACTTATAACACTATTTATTTAAGACCTGTTCTTAAAAGTCAAATAGAAAGTTTAGAGCAAACAAGATTTAATTTAGAAGTTCAACAATTTAAAGATTTTATATAATGATTAGAAAATTCTTAAAACAAGACCCTAACAATTGGAAATGGCTAATATGCTTTTATGCTGCAGCTTTATTAATAACAATAATATTAACTTTAAAAATATAAATTATGTATTTTAATTCACATCATTACGAAACTTTAAATCCAGATGCTTATTGGGATAGAAAATTTAGTCATCTTACATCAGATGAATTAAAACAAAAAATTACTGAAATAGAAAATAAAGGAGATGAAAAAACTTGCAGAGATATGACAGTTTTAGATTATTTAAAAAGAAAATTAATTTAACAGGGGGTCAACAAAACAATCAAGGTGGATAGCTATAAGGTGTACAACTTTTAACCACTGCAACGGAGCAGGAGAGCCAAAACAGACCCCCATATTAAAAATAAAAACATGAATAATTTTACAAACACAATAGAAGTGGAATACAAGGGATTTATCTTTGAAGTTATTTATGATTGGAGAAAAGGTAATGCAGGTGATTATTTTAATTCACCAGAACCAAATGAAATTGATATTAAAAAAGTTGAATTAGAATATTATATAACAGAAGAAAATAATGTGATTGATATAAATAAAAACATAACTGATAAAATTGATTCAACTTGGGAAGAAAAAATTATAGAAGAAATAGAATATGATGTAGATAATTTTACATAATTATAATAATTCAGTTTGTTTGTTTAAATTAGGTGTTAAGAAATTAGCACCTTTTTTTTGTTAATAAATATTCAATTTAAATACGTTATATAATTATGGAACTAAACATTACTGTACCTACTAAACTAAATGAAATCACTTTAGGTCAATATAAAAAGTTTATAAAGATTGCAAAAGACAATGATGATGTCAATGATGTGCAATGTAAAATGATGCAAATATTTTGTGGTGTTACACAAAAAGATGCCAACAACATGAGATATTCAGATGTAGAACAAATTACTGGTAATATTAATGAATTGTTCCTGCTGCAACCTCCTTTAGTAATGCACTTCTATTTAAACAACATTCAATATGGATTCATTCCTAATTTAGATGAGATGACTTTAGGAGAATATATAGATTTAGATACTTATTCTGCAGACTATGACAATATAGAAGTTGCAATGAATGTTCTTTATAGACCAGTAAAAAAGAAAGTATTAGATAAATACACAATAGAAGATTACAACCCAGACAACAAAGATAAAATGCTTGATATGCCAATGGATGCAGTAATTAGTTCTTTGTTTTTTTTTCTCAATTTAGGAATGGAATTATCAAAGATTACCCAGAACTCTTTGAGAAAACTCAAACCAACACAATTGGAGCTGCAGAAGGATTTGCAGCAAAGTATGGATGGTATCAGAGTTTGGCAGCACTCGCTCAACACGATATTATCAGAATTAAACATATCACTAAATTGAAATTTCATGAGTGTTTTTATATGTTGGCATACATGAAAGATAAAAATGAATTAGAAGCAAAACAAATTAAAAAACATTTCAAATGAGCCAACAAGGAACAAGAGCATTCTACCAAATAACTGAAACAATAAAGTCCAATTTATTAAGTGATGTCAATGTTAATACAGTAACAACTGGAGATATAAGTGATGTAGATTTACAAAAGCAAACTATATTTCCATTATGTCACATCATAATAAACAATGTAACACAAGAAGATGGTGTTTTGAGATTTAACACTTCTGTATTAGCTATGGACATTGTTGATTTTTCTAAAGAAATTACAGTTGATTTGTTTGAAGGTAATAATGATTTACAAGATATATTGAATACTCAGTTAGCTGTATTGAATAAATTAGTACAAGTATTGAGAAAAGGAACATTGCATTTTGATAAATACCAGATAGATGGTAATGCAAACATTGAACCATTTTATGATAGGTTTGACAATCAACTTGCAGGATGGACTGCAACAATGGATATATTAATCTATAATGACATTTCAATTTGCTAATGGATTTAAAAGAACTAAATAAAACATTGAAAAATTTTGGAGAACTTGTAGTTCTTAAATCTAAAGAGAATTTAAAATCACAAGGTAAAGGTGGTGGTCCGTTGATTGATTCAATAACTTATGATATTGATGAAAAGGATGGAAACATTCAATGGTCTTTACTTATGCAGTATTATGGAGAATTTGTAGATAAAGGAGTTAAAGGAAAAGACCCAAGTAAAGTTTCAAGCAATGCACAGAAAACTGGTCAACAAGCTCCTAATTCTCCATATAAGTTTGGAAGTGGTACATATTCTGGAACATGGAAATCTTTTGTCAGAAGTGTTGCAGCTTGGGCACAGATTAAAAACATAAGACTTAGACAATACACTTATAAAGATGGAATAAAAAAATCTACAGGTAAATTTGCAAAAGGTAATTATGAAACTATTGGACAGGTAATAGCTAAGAATATATTTAATAGAGGAATCAAACCATCTTTTTTTTATACTAAACCTTTTAATGCTGCTTGGGAAAAATTACCAGATGAATTTTTTAATTCTTATGCAGTAGAACTTGAACAACAATTAATAAATAAAATAAATGGCAGTTAACAGATTATTAAGAAGTCCACAATTTATATCAGCAACAGGAGGAACTGGAACATTATCAGCTAAACTCACTATTATCACAGATGGTAGTACTGTTCCAACATATACATTAATAAAAGATGCAGATGCAAGTACACCAACAACATTTGATTATTCAGAATTAGCAAGAGATTATTTAAACATAGCAAGTCCAAGTGGTTCTGTTCCTGCTAATCAATCAGTATTTTTAATTAATTTAGTTCTTAACTTTTGGGATGCTGCAAATGCAGGAGGGTCACAAGTTGGTAGTAATACAACATTAGATGTAAATGGTTTTGATGGTTATGGAACTTTTTATGAAGGTGCTAATCCAGACATGATAACAACAGAATTTCCTGCTATATCTAATTATTCACAAGTTATTGGAGGAACTAAAACTTATACAGTATTTGCTCCTAAAAATACAACATTAGTAATTCCATCAATCAATGGAAATGGTGCAGGAACTGTGAAGTATAATAATTCAAGTTTCAATGGCACAGATGTAACAATAAATAGTATTGTAGTAAATATTAATAGAATTGATTGTACAAAATATACAAGTTCTTCAAGTGGTTATACTGAATCAATAGATGATACTGGTTACCCTGTTTTATTTATTAATAAATATGGAGCAATTCAAACTGAATATTTTACCTTAAAGACTATAAGTAAAATATCATCATCAAGAAAATCATATAATTCAAATATTGTAACAGCATCTGGTGGTTATTCTATAAATCAACATACTAAGTTAAACTTAGACATACAAGGAAAACAAGAATACACATTTAATTCATTTTATTTACCAGAATATTATAATAATGTATTTGCTGAAATGTTATTATCTGAAAAAATATGGGTCAGATTCAGAGTTCCATCCACAAATGCTTTTACTAATGTTCCTATAAATATAAAAACAAGCAGCTTTACTAATAAAAATTCATTAAATGATAAATTAATTCAGTTCACTTTTACTTTTGATATGTCTTTTGATTACATAAATAACATAAGATAACATAGAACTAACATAAATGCAAAAACTACAGTTATATATAAGTAATGTAAATCAAAATTCAACTTTAGCTAATTACCAAAGAGTAGATTTGTTTAAAGATGAAACTGTTTCAATTAGTTTGTCAATTCAAGATGTTAAAACACCAGACAAAATATTTACGGAGTTTACTAAAACGTTTACTATTCCTGCAAGTAAAACAAACAATCTTTTATTTGAGCATTATTATAATTTTAATATAACAAATGGATTTGATGCAAGAGATAAAAGAGAAGCAAAAATAGAATTAAACAATATTCCATATAAAGATGGATTTGTAGCATTAAATGGAGTTGAATTAAAAAACAACAAAGCCTATGCTTATAAGATTACATTCTATGGTAAAACAATAAATCTAAATAAACAATTTAGAAATGCATCTTTAAATTCATTACAAGGTACTTTATCAACTTACAATCTTGATTATATAAATGCTGATGTAGTTAGTAAAATGAGTGCTAATGTTGGTGATGTAATTATTACACCATTAGTAACCCATACAACAGAAGCCTATTATGATTCTTCACAATCTGCAAATGATGGTAATTTATATCCTGCAGGTACAAATGGTTTACTATGGTCTGAATTAAAATATGCTATAAAAGTAAGCACAGTTGTGGATGCTATACAATCTACTTATGGATTAGATTTTTCAGCAGATTTTTTTAATATGTCAGATTCAGATAATCCCACATTTAATAATTTATATATGTGGCTAAATGCTAAAAAAGGAAATGTTGAACCATCAAGTCAAGTTACATCTTTTACAAATCAAGTTACTGGTTTTGTAGCTGCAACAGGATATACAAATGTAGAAACTCAAATGGATGGTAATAGTGCTTTAATTATTAGTCCTTTTAATATTCCAAATAGACTTACTTTAACTATTATAACAGCTACAGCAACAGTAGCAGAATATACAGTAAGAATAATTGATACATCTACTTCTAATGTAATTTTTACATCTCAAAATTTAACTGCATCAGCTACATTTACACAAGTTAATTTTCAGTTGTCATCTGGTAATTTTGTAATTGAAATTGTTGGTGACACTCCAATTAGCTTTACATCATTTAATTGGAATTTAAAAGATTTACAAAATACTGTTGGTTCTGGTTGGGAAAATGAATGGGAAGTTCCTGCTTCAGTTGGTTTTAATTTTGCTACTGAATTTGAATTTATAATTGGTCAACAAATGCCAGACATCAAATTAATAGATTTCATGAATGGTTTGTTTAAATTATTTAATCTAACTGCTTATTTTGATAACCAACCATTATTGGTAAATGGAAATACAAATACAAACTTTGGTAAAATAAGAATACAAACATTAGATTCATATTATTCCACAAATTTTAATACTTGGGATATATCACAATATGTAGATTCAAGTAAAACCACAGTCAATGTTGGTTTACCTTATAATTCTATCACATTTGCATATCAAGGTTTACAAACTTTTTATGCACAACAATTTTTACAAACTACTGGTGGTAGTTGGGGTGGTATAAGATATGAAGGAATAGGAACAACTGAACAAGGTAGTAGTTTCACAGCTCCTAATTTACCATATAATATAACAACACCATTTGAACATTTACAATTTGTTAGACTATACAATAAAGGAGCAACTACACCTTTAAATCTAATGACTGGATTTTTTACAGATGACAATAAAGAAAGTATTGTTGGTAAAAGTTTTTTATTTTATCCAATCAAATTAACTCCAAGTGATGGAGCAACACAAATCAGAATCAAAAAAGTTGCAAATGGTTCTTCATTTGATAATTTAACAACCTTTATTATTCCATCTAATAGTTTAATGTTAAATCCAGATGTTACAACAGGTGGTAGTACAGTTAATATAAATTTTAACAATGAAAACAATGAATGGACAGATACATCACAATTTACTGGAACATTATTTGAAAACTATTATAAAACTTATATACAACAAGCATTTAATTCAAGAAGAAGAATATTTAAGTTGACAGCAAATTTACCTTTAAACATGATTTATGCAATTCAAATGAATGACATAATTACAATTAACAATCAAGATTATAATATAAATAATGCTAACATAAATTTAATAACAGGAAAAACACAATTTGAATTATTAAACAAAGTATGATAAAATTAATTATAGGAGTGTTAAAATACACTAACAAGGAAACTGAAAATATTAGAATTGCTACTGGTAAATATAAACTTGCAACAACATGGAGTGAAGCATTTAAACAAATTAAAGAAGGAATCAAATGAGTAAAATAACAAAAGTAATTATAGTTGATGCAAATGTAAAAGCTGCACAAAAAGCACTAAAAGAAGTAAATGATACTTTAGAGCTGCAAAATATTGCAATAGATAATCTTGAAAAAAACTTAGGTGATTATGAAAGACAATTAGAAAAGGTATCAGAAAAAGATGCTAATAGAAGAACAAAATTAATTAAGAAAATTAAAGATACTAAAGCAGAACTTCAAGATGAAAAGAAAGCATTAACAAAACTTAAAAAAGAAAGAACTGACAATACTAAAAAAGTCAAAGAAGCTACTGATGCAGCAGGAGATTATAGTGGTGCATTAAGTGTTATTGATAAATCAACAGGAGGTGCAGCATCTGCATTAATTGGATTGAGTTCTGGTTTAGGAAAAGCAGGAAAAGGTTTTAAAACCTTAGATGGTATTTTAAAATTAAGTTTACTTGGTATAATAGTAACTGGTGTCCTTGCATTAAGTGCAGCATTTACAAGGTCAGAAGAAGGACAGGAAAAATTCCAAAGAGGAATGGCAGCCATTAATGCTATTGTAAATCAAGTATTAGATGGTTTTGCCAGTTTAGGTCAAACTATTATTGATGCTGTTACAAATCCAATGGCAGCAATTGAAAAATTAGGAAAAGGTATTGCAAAGTTTATTAGCAATCCATTTAAATTTACCAAAGAAGTCATTGATGATGCAAAAAGTTCTGTCATAGGTTTTATTGCAGAAACTACTAAGGAGGTTCTTGCAATGGATAAAGTTACAAAAGCAAGACAAAAAGCACATCACATTGAAAGGGATTTGATGACTGAAAGAGCAGAAGCAAACAGAGAGATAAGTGATATTAGATTACAGGCAGAAGATAGAGAAAATAAATCAGCAACAGAAAGAATTGCATTACTTAGAAAAGCACAACAACTTGAAGAAGATATTACAGCTAAAGAAATTGTTGCCAAACAACTATTGATAGATGCACAAGAACTTGAAATGGAACAAGGTTTAAATACTATTCAAGCAAAAGATAAACTTGCTAAACTTCAAGCTGAATTAATAAACTTAGATACTAAAAAATTAAGAAGCCAAAGATTACTACAAACTCAAATAACTACAGCAGTAAGAGAAGAACAAGCAATAAAAGACAAAGCAGCAGCAGAAGCACAAAAAGTAATAGATGATAATAAAGCTAAAGCAGATAAAAAAATAGAAGATGATAAAGCTGCAGAATTAAAAAGATTAGAAGGAATAAAAGAAGTTCAAAAAACATTTGAAGAACTACAAGCAGAAGAAGCTGCAATAACAGAAGAAGAAAAAGCACAATTAGATGCAGATAGAGCAATAGCAGAATTAGATAAACTAAATGCTACAGAAGAACAAAAGGCAAAAATTGTTGCATATTGGAATGGACAAATTGAAAAAGGAAGGGATAAAGATGCAGCTAATGATGAAGCAAGAGACAAATCTGTTGCTAATGCCAAAATGGATATTGCTAAACAATCAATGGCTTTAATTGGTCAAATAGCAGGTAAAGGTTCTGCAATTGGCAAAGCAATGGCAATTGGTCAAGCAACAATCTCAGGTGTTGAAGGTGTACAAAATGCTTTCACTACAGCTAATAAAAATCCTATAACAGCAGTATTTCCTGCATATCCATTTATACAAGCAGGTTTAGCAGGTGCATTCAGTGCAGTACAAATTGCTAAAATATCATCTACAAAAGCAGATGGTAAAGGAGCTGCTGCAAGTCCAAGAGTTTCTGGTGGTGGTGCTGCTGCAGTTCCATCTATACCACCAGAATTTACAACAGTAGGTGCTTCTGATACAAACCAACTTGCAAGTGCTATTGGTCAACAAGAACCAGTAAGAGCATTTGTAGTATCTAATGATGTTACTACTGCTCAAGGATTGGAAAGAAATATTGTAGAAGGAGCAACTATATAAATACAAAATCTATTTTTTTATACGTTATATCTGTATGAAGATTATAGAATTAGTATTAGATGAAGAACAAGAGCATTCTGGCGTTGAAGCAATATCAATCGTGGAATCGCCTGCAATCGAAGAAGATTTTATTGCTTTAAAAAGTAAAGAATTAAAACTTGCAGAAGTATCTAAGGATAAAAAATTATTAATGGGTGCTTTACTTGTACCTAATAAACCAATCTACAGAAAAACAGCAGAAGAAGAATATTACATTTATTTTTCTAAAGATACAATATCAAAAGCATCACAATTATATCTCAAAAGTGGTAACCAAAATAACTCAACTTTAGAACATCAACATCAATTAAGTGGTTTAACATTAGTTGAATCATGGATTGTAGAAAGTGAAACACAAGACAAAAGCAGATTATACAATATGAACGTTCCAATCGGCACTTGGATGGGTACTGTTAAAGTAAATAATGATGAAGTCTGGAATGAATATGTAAAAACAAATCGTGTTAAAGGTTTTTCAATCGAAGGATATTTTGCTGATAAAATGGAAAGACCCAAAGAACAAGTGGAAGAAAAAATGGAAGTTAAAAATAGTAAACTACTTGAATCTATAAAACAAATATTAAATGCCAATTAGAAGAATTAGAAGGAATAGAGGAATTAACAGTCCTAATTATATTCCTGCAAGAGCTGCACAAAATGGAGGTCAAAGAGCTTGTTTGTGTCCAGACACTAATGATTATTCAAGAGCTTGTTGTGATGGTTCTATATGGGCACAGGGCATTGGTTCTGTTACAAGAATAAGTTGAAAATGCAAAATTTAAATTAAACCACGTTATATAAATAATTATGAAAAGTACAGAAATGTTAAATAAGATTAAAACACTTTTAGACATCCAAATTAAATTGGAAGAACAGAAATTAGATAATGGTACAAGAATAGAAGCTGAATCATTTGAAAAAGGTAAAGAAATTTTTATTATCTCAGATGATGAGCGTGTAGCAATGCCAGTTGGTGAGTATATGCTCGAGGATGGTAGGCTATTAGTAGTTGAAGAAGAAGGAATGATTGCTGACATGAGAGAAGTTAGTGATGAAGTTCCTGCTAAAGAAGATGAAGAAGGAAAAGAAATATCTGAAGATATGGCTAATGATGAAGATGAATATGAAGATGATGGTAAAGAAGCTGTTGTTGAAGATTGGGAAGGTATGGAAAAAAGAATTAAAAACCTTGAAGATGCCATTAGTGATATTAAATCAAGAATAGGTGAAAAAATGTCAGAAGATGCAGAAGGTGTCTTAAAATCAAGAACTGTAAAAGAGGAGTTCAATGAAGAAGTTGAATCTAAAGTTAAAGAAGAATTATCACAGCCTTCTGTTACACCTATAAAACATTCACCAGAATCAAAAAAGTCTAAAAAAGACAATGGTTTTTTATATTCTCAAAATAGAGTAGGAAACACTATGGACAGAGTTTTAGCAAGATTAAATAAATAATAAATAATAAAATAAATTAAAAAATGAGCACTTACAACTATTTATCAAATGATGAAGTTCGCAACCAAGTTGCACAATCTTATTATACAGCTACTGGAGACATTTCTGAATCAGATTTAGGAAATGACCATAATGTAGCAGTAGATGCATTAACAATTGGATTACCTTTAATTACCTCTGGAAATTTAGGAAGCACAGTATTCTTTAGAAACACAGGAGCAGATGCTGCTGTCAAATTAGTAATTTCTCCAAAAAATACAAATAAAATTGTTGGGAGTATGACACAAGCTGCAGCAGTATTTAGTGCATCAGGTGCTTTAGGAAAAGATTTAGAAAATACTAAAGCAACAGCTTTAAAAGGTGACTGGGTAGCACTTAGAGCAGTATCATTAACAGAATGGTATATAATAGGAGGTCAAGGAATCTGGGTATCAGAATCATAATTAATAATAAATAAAATAATAAAAAAATGAGTAATTTAAAAAATGTAAATCTTGCAACTGCGGTTTCAATTTCAACTACATATGCCGGTCAATTTGCCGGTGAATATATCGCTGCGGCACTTCTTTCAGCAAGTACAATCAATGATGGTGGTGTAACTGTTAAATCAAATATTTCTTACAAAGAAGTAATTAAAAAATTAGCCACATCATCAATTGTTCAAGCAGCATCATGTGATTTTGACCCTAATTCAAGCATTACATTAACAGAACAAATTATCCAACCAACTGAATTACAAGTTAATTTACAACTTTGTAAAAAAGATTTTGTGAACGATTGGGAAAGCGCTTCAATGGGATTTGGATTAAATCGCAATTTACCTCCGGTCTTTAGTGATTTTTTAATTGCTCATGTAGCCAAAGAAGTTGCTAATTCAACTGAAATTACAATGTGGAAAGGAGATACTACTGCTGCATCAAATAATTCATTTGATGGATTTGAAAAAATTATAGCTGCTGCTACTGCTGCAGGTGATATTCCTGCAGGACAACAAGTTGCTGCAATTGGTGGTGGATTAAATGCTGCAAATATTATAGCAGAATTACAAAAAGTTGTGACAGCAATTCCAAATACATTGTATGGTTCGGAAGATTTAAGAATATACATACCAAGTTCTGCTGCTAAATTTTATGTTCAAGCTCTTGGAGGTTTTTCAGTTCTTGCAACATCAAATGCAGGGGTTGACAACAAAGGAACACAATGGTGGAATAATGGAAGTCTTACAGTTGATGGAGTACAAATATTTGTATGTCCGGGAATGTCAGACAACAAGATGTACGCTGCACAAGTTTCAAATTTGTACTTCGGTACCGGTCTTCTAAACGACAATCAACAAGTTAAGGTAATAGACATGGCAGATATCGATGGAAGTCAAAATGTACGCATGATAATGCGATTTACGAGTGGGGTTCAATTTGGTGTTGCATCTGACCTTGTAGAATACGCTTAATACTAACTAAAATTTGGGTAAGTGGGATTAAACTTACTTACCCATATTTATAAAAAATTTAAATAATATGGCTTGTGCATTAACAACAGGAAGAAAAATACCGTGTAAATCAGCATTTGGTGGAATAAAAGAAGTTTTATTTGCCGATTTTGGTGGTTTAACAGGTGTAACAATAACATCAGGAATAGTAACTGCAATAGCAGGAAGTGTATCTTGGTATAAATATGATGTAAAAGGTAATTCATCACTTGAAACTGCAATGACAAGTTCAAGAGATAATGGAACAACTTTTTATACTCAAACAATAAATCTAACATTACCATATTTAGATGCACTAACACAACAAGAATTACAGCTTTTAGCATTGGGAAGACCTTATGCTGCAGTTGTTGATTACTATGGAAATACGTTCTTATGTGGCTTTGAAAATGGAATGGAAGGAACTACTGGCACATCTGTAACAGGAGCTGCTGCCGGTGATTTGAGCGGCTTTACGATGGTGTTCGAGGGGATGGAGGAAACGGCTCCATATTTTGTAGCATCAGGATTAATTGTTCCAGAAGCAGGACAAATTACACCAAATTAATAATTGTAATTTATATTGAAAATTAAGCATCCTTAGGGGTGCTTTTTTTTTGGCTTTTTGTTTCTGCAAAATAAGTTATAAAATACGTTATATAGGTAATGATAGTTTTTAAAACTGCAACTACTGCACAAACTTTTAAAGTAATACCAAGAATATTTGCTGCTGAGTTTACTATGTCTATTATTGATGATAGTACAAACATTCCTGTATATTATGATATAACAACT